CAGGACCGCTCGCCGCTCGCTTACGGCTACCTCCCCCTTCGTCTCATGCACGACCCCGGGCGTCGTCTTAGCCGCTGGCTTCACTGTGCCACTTCCCACCTTGCTCACACCTTTCACTTCCGAAGCTAACGCCGATCCAAACACCCGAGGCGCGAAATACAACGACAATGCAAACACCGCGACAACAGCGCCGATCCACACAGGACTTAGCCCTCTCGACTTTTCCGCCTTCCGCACCGTTGCACCCATCCCAGACACGCCCAAGCCATCTTCCGTTCGGTAGCACTTACCCAATCCTTTCGGGTCAATTCGAAATCGCGACGTATCCCGAGGAATTTCGTTTAATCCACCCCACGCGCCGCCCTGCCTGACTTTCCACTCCGTTGCCTTGATCCACCCGACCCCACGAAACCACGAACCAACGACAGGAATCTTGCCCATCTTCATTTGATTAGTATTTTCCATGACCCACACTGAATGACACATAACGCGAAGTTCTTTGACCAAGAATTCCCATGCCGGAGTCAGGAAGTAAACATCATCCCCGAACTTGCGTTGATGCCGCGCGTAGAACTTGAGATCATGACACATGGAAGCATAACTCTTCGCGTCGAACAATTCGTCAGCTTCATCGAGCACATAACACACCGAGTGCCCGGCCACTTTCCGACACGAATAATCTGGAGTAATAATGATCCATTTTCATGCAGACCTTGATCTACTCATCGCCGAGGCAGGCGACGAGAACCGCCCAGCGCGTATCGCCGGTATCGCCGTCCCCTGGGATGTTGTTGCAACTGTCTCAGGAGGTCAGCGCGTAAAGTTTTTACGTGGCGCGTTTGACCTAAATCAAAAACCAGCAAAACTGCTGGAGAACCATGACATGAGCCAACTTCGCGGAGTAGTAACTTCTATTTCCGATAGTGATGCAGGTCTTGAGTTTGAAGCAACGCTCGCCCAGACAAGAGCATCGGCAGATGTTGTTGCCTTGCTCCAGGCTGGCGCGTATGACTCAGTTAGCGTCGGCGCTAATCCAGTCCAGTTTAAGTTTGACAAAGCAGGAGTCATGATCGTGTCAAAAGCACAGATGATCGAGCTCTCGCTTGTCGCGGTTCCTGCTTTTTCGGAGGCAGTAATCACAGAAATCGCAGCCTCGGCCGATCCTGAGGATGTTGAAGAAAATACCCAACCCATAGACACCCCTCAGGAGGACAACGTGTCAGAAGAAATCAAGGCCGAGTCAGCAGAGTCGGCAACAACCCCAACAAACCCAATCATCTACGCACAAGCCAAAAAAGAGTTCAAACTTCCTTCGGCTGGCGAATGGATCTCCGCCCAGATGCAAGGTGGCGCTGTCGCTGCCGAGTTCAACGCTCGAGTACGCGCTGCAGCCCCAGACGTGACGACCGCAGATCTTGACGGCATCCTTCCATTGCCTATCATCTCCCCGATCTATTCTGGGATCCAAGGGCTTCGTCCGGTGGTCGATGCAATCGGCTCACGCCAAATGCCTCAAGGTGGCAAAGTGTTCATCGTTCCAAAAATCACGACACACACTTCAATCGGTGGCCCACAAACACAAAACACCACCATCACCGCTGGACAGTTTGTTGTCGATGACATCCAAATCACAAAAGACATCTACGGCGGATACGTTGAAGTTTCCGAAGCTTCAATCGACTGGACTTCGCCAGAAGTCCTCCAAGGTCTCCTCGAGGACATGGGCAAAAAATACGCCCTCGCAACCGACAACGCAGCAGCCGACGCGCTTCTCGCTGGCACATCACAGACCACAGGCAACGTCGCAACGACAGACCCGACCGACTGGATCGCCAAGGTTTACGCTTGTGCAAACACCATCCTCGCTAACGGCAACTACCTCCCAGATCACCTCTTCGTCTCTGGCGACGTATTCGCACAGCTTGGAACTTTGAGCGACGACCAGGGCAGGCCGTTATTCCCACAGGTCGGCCCAATGAACGCTTTCGGCACAATGAACGCAGGTTCACGCGAAGCAGTTGTGTTTGGACTTCGTTTGATAGTTGACACCAACTTCGCAGCAAAGACCACGATCGTCGGCGCAGCAGCTACCGGTGCTTTCCGTTGCTACGAGCAGCAGAAGGGCGCTATCAGCCTTGACAATCCTTCAACCTTGTCGCGCACGATCGCTTTCCGTGGCTACTTTGCTCCGAAGATGATCGACGCTAACCAGTTCATGAAGATCCCACAGTCCTAAACCTTAAGCACCGCCCGAGAAAGTTTGCATCATGGCAGTTTACGCAGTCACTTTTCATCAGCGACTAGATGACTATGCCGTGGTGCAAACTCTCGAGGATACGGACATTGGCATCGGTCAAAGCATCACGCTCGCAGGCTTAGGTCACGGATTAAACGGCACTCATACCGTCTATGCCGTCAACCCTTATTATTTTGAAGGCGTAGATGTTGAAGGCGATCTAGTTTTTGATTACGACGTTTACATCGGCAACCAAGTCATCTTTTATGACGCTGGCGACGATCTAGAACGTAGTGCAGCATTACCTAACGGGACGCTCACCTGGACTCAGACCTGCACATGGATCGCTAGTTCGGACGTGCTCGCTTGGCTCGGCATATCGGTCGCAACCGCCAACGACACAGCCTTCGTTGGCTCATGCACGGATGCAGCTAACGCGTTCGCGTTTCGGCGACGGAAAGAAGCAGGTTATTTTGACTCGCTTACTACCGCCAGGCGCGGACGTCAAACTCGGGACAACAATGCTCGCCGGAACTCTATACCGTGAACGCGGAAGCGTTGACTCGTTTGCCAGTTTTGAAGCAATGAACATCCCAGGATCCGTCGGTTCAATGGGACAGATCAACCGTCTCCTCGGCGTTAATAGGAGTCAAGTCGCATGAGTGCATCAGGCATCTTTGCAAGCGCCCAGAGCACCCTTGTAGCCTCGCTCACGGGACTCGGGCTGGCAGTTGTCACCGATGCGCGCAACGCTCGCCCAATGACAGTCTTTGTCGAGCCACCTACGTTCAGCTGCTTTAACAGCAACATCGCCGAAATTACTTTCGGAGTGAGGATCCTCGCAGCGCCCCCAGGCAACAGCGACGCCAGCGACTACCTCATCACTACAGCCGACACGATCATGAACAGCGCGATCTCCCTCATCTCAGGGAGTCCTTCTGTCACGACAATCGGATCACAAGACATACCCTCATACGACCTCACGGTACGTGTAGGAACCTCTAGAAACCCATAGGAGAAATCATGGCAACAACCACTTACCTATCCCAGCCAAGCTCATTACTTTTGGCGACAGTTGATCTAACGGATCAGGCCTCAAGTATTAGTTTTACCCTAGGCAGTAACCCATTAACCAGCACAGCCTTCGGAGACCTCGGCGAGCGCATGGTTCCAGGATTACAGACAGTAGAAGGCACGCTCACTCTTTACGCTTCATACGGAGCAGGAGAAGTAGAAGCAACTCTTGCAGCTCAAGTCGGACTCGGAACGACCACTATTGTCGTCAAAAAAGACTCAGGCGCAATTAGTGCAAGCAATCCAGAATGGACGATTAGTAACACCATGATCGCAAACAACGCCTACTCCTACACCGTCGGAGAGCTTCAAGTTTTTGAAGTGAGCTTCTCGGGAGGCACCTGGGTTCGCGACATTACCCCCTAAACCAATTCCCTACCGTGCAAAGGAAACCCCATGAAATTATCTATCAAGATCAACACAGGAGAAGAAGATTACGTTGTCGAAACTAATCTTTTTCATCTTGTGCAGCTAGAGCGGAAATACAAAGTCAAAGCGTCTGACCTGGCAAACGGTATCTCTATCGAGATGCTCGGCTACCTCGCTCACGAAGCAGCCAAACAGCAAGGACATAATCCTCCAGTCGTTTTGGATGACTTCCTCAAAAAGTTAGTCAATCTTGAAGTTTTGGAAACAGAGTCAGCAAACCCCACACAAGGGGATCAGTAGGGCGCAGTCTCGCCGAGTTACTTGTCGAGACTGGCTACTGGCCCCCACTAATCGAGTTCACTTACACGGATCTAAATACTGTGATAGATGTGCTTAATAGACGCCGAAAGGATTAACGATGATTGAAATGAAATCAGAGATCAAAGGCGCGAAGCAGGCAATCATCTCGCTACGGAAAATAGATCCTGAGTATCGCAAAGACTTTAATCGTGAAGCCAAGAACATTGCAGCGCCACTCGTCGCCGACGCAAAAGCAGCTTACCCAGAGATACCTCTTTCCGGCATGGCGCAACTGTGGACAAACAACGGGCGCGAGTTGCTGCCGTGGTCAGTAAGCAAAGTTCGCTCCGGCGTCAAACTAAAAACCTCTACGCGCAAAAACGCCTCAAGTGTCATCTACATAACCCAGGCGAACCCAGCAGGCGCAATTTTTGAAGTAGCAGGTAAAGCGAACCCTGGCAAAACATTCAACAAAAACCTACGCGCCAAAAACAGTTTCGTCTTATGGCCTACAGCGGACAAACATCTTCCAGACGTGCAGCGCGGCATAGTCAAACTTGTAGAGGACGTCATGGACAAAGTTGAGAAGGAAATGCAGTAATGGCTATCAACATCCCGATCATTACCGACTTCAACGGCAAAGGCATTGACCTCGCTAACTCAGCCATCGGAGGCTTCGGCGGTTCAGCGACAAAAGTATTTAAGAACGTCGCCAAGTTTGCAGCCATTGGGGGAGCAGCAATAGCAGCAGGTCTTGGGGCGTCAGTCAAAGCAGCTGCAGAAGATGCTCAAGGGCAAGCCGTCCTTGCAAAGACTCTCAAGAACTCTTCTGGCGCGACCGACGATCAGATCTCTTCCATTGAGGATCTCATTTCTTCAATGACCCTCGCTACAGGAGTGGCAGACGACGATCTGAGAAGCGGACTCGGCACACTCGTCAGAGCCACGGGAAGCTCTACGAAAGCCTTTGACCTACTCAAAAGTGCCATGGATATTAGCGCGGCGACAGGCAAGCCGCTCGAGGCAACTACTTCCGCATTAGCAAAAGGCTTCCTAGGTCAGATGGGCGCGTTAAAGAAGCTCGGCGTCCCACTCGATGCAAGCATCATCAAGTCAAAAGACTTTGCTGGCGCAATGGAAGCAGTAAACGACACTTTTGGAGGAAGCCAGGAAGCACTTTCCAATAGCGCGGTCGGACGCTTTGACAGACTTAAAAACGCTTTCGGCGAAGCATCCGAAACACTCGGCACAGCACTCCTCCCAGCGTTTGAAAAGATCGTCGGCTTTGCCACCACGACTTTGATCCCAGCCTTTGAAACTGTCTCAAAAGTGTTTGACGAGAAAGGTCTTGGCGGAGTTCTTAAGTTACTCGGCGACAAGCTCAAAGAAGGCATCCCGATCGCTCTTGAAGCACTGAAGAACCTGCTAGTCAAAATGGGCAACTGGATCGTCGATGAAGGCCTGCCATTACTGGGCGCAAAACTAACCCTTCTCAAAGACAAGCTCACAGCCTGGATCAAAGAATCAGGCCCAGAAGCCCTAACCGCTCTCGGCAAGTTCATCGGCGACATGATCAAATGGATCATCAACGACGGCATACCGCTCTTAATTAAAGCCACAGCAAAGCTCTCAGTCGCGCTCCTGAAATGGCTAGTCGATATCGGGCCAGATCTAATTAAAGGGCTCGCAGGCTTTGCGCTCGAGTTGGCAAGATCTCTCGTTACTGCTGTTCTCGGAGCGTTCTCAGACCTCGGCAAGTTTGGTCTGGAACTCGGCAAAGCCTTCGCCAACGGCATCATCTCAGTTGTAAACACTCAGATCATCGACCGTATTAACAAGCTGCTTGAGTTCACTATTGACCCTCCAGGCCCAGGGCCAAAATTGACAATCAACCCCCCAGACATACCTCGGATCCCAATGCTTGCGGAAGGTGGCATCGTCACAGGCCCGACCCTTGCGATGATCGGCGAGGCAGGCCCAGAAGCCGTGATTCCTCTTTCTGGGCGCAATATGCCGAATATGGGCAACACCTTTAACGTCTATGTCAACGGTGGCGACCCCAATGCCATCGTGGACGCTTTGCGTAGGTACAACCGCAGCAATGGCCCTATACCAGTAAGAGTTGCCTAATGGCTATCCCTTTTGTCTGGAAAGTTGACTTTAAGTCTGGCGCGTCATGGGTAACGCTCCCATCAGTAATGGCGATAAACATCTTTAAGGGACGCCGACTACAAATAGACGACTACTCAATCGACACAATGACAGTTGAATCGGAGTTTCCTTCGTCATGGACAACAACCCCAAAACTCGGCGACCCGATCATTGGGTACATCAACAAGCCTGGCGTCGTTGTCGGGACGGATGACTTTGACTGCTTTATTGGTCGGATCCGAGACGTAAAGATTAACTATGGCTTTGTCACTAACGAGGATCGCGTCACTATTGAATGTGAAGGCATCCAAGCGGACTGGGGACGCGCACAGCTCACAAACTACGCGCTAGCCGAAAACCCCACAGACGACCAAGTTCTTTACGTTGGCGCGACCGTCGGACTTGACACGGTACAAAACTTTGGACGTTCAACTGGCTCCGCGCAAACGTACACAGGAAACGCTTTCGAGTTAGTTAACACAATCACGCGCACTGAAGAGGCGCGAATGTGGGCCGACAACTACACCCACCAAGGAGACTTTTACCTTTGGTGGTTCGGTCGCAACGCGCCACTCGCCACGACCTACGTCTTCAACGACGGCACAGGGACGGCCTATGACCTGCAAATGAAATATGAGCAAATCGAGTTCAGGTCATCAGCCGACAACTATTACAACTCCGTCACGATCACCCCAGCAGGTCTCGCAGCTCAGACCGCCACACTTGCAACGACACCGCTGTACGGCTGGCAAAAAGACACCATTGACTACACAACGAGCCAAGCGTTGAGCCATGCCCAATGGGTGCTCAACAACTTCCAAGACACCGACTCGACTCTTGCAGCGATCACTTTCACCGACGTCCAGCAGGTTCCCCGACCTGGGGGACTTTTCAACACAGCCGTCATCGAGTTATGCAAAGCGCCAATTAACACAAACGGCAGAGTCAGTTTCAGGTCTGGGACGTTTAACACAATTTTTGAGGGCGTCAACATCAGCGCGACTCCTCAGCAAACTCGCGTCACGTTGTATATGTCGGCTCAAGACAACAACGCATATCTAATATTAGATAACACTATTTTCGGCGTACTTGACTCAAATAACAAATACGGCTTTTAGGAGAAAACATGGCAATTAACCCGAACACAAACTTCTCGACTGGGCAGGTCGCCACATCGGATCAGATGAACCGCTTTCCTCGAGGCGTTCTTGCTTACACAAGCAACGCGACCACGACCATTGCTGGCGGTTATTTAACAGGCCTAGACACAACCTATACTTTTGCTGCCGACCGTATGTATCGCATTAGCGTGGCAGGTCAATTTTCTATTACTGGCGACATCATTTTAGAAATACATTTAGCCGGATCATCAGTTCAACGCATCAC